GGACACGTATATAAACGATGCCTTGGGCCGTGACGAAGAGGGCCAAAAAGCCCGAAAAACACTGGACTTGCTGACCGATCACAAAGTGAATGGTGCCGTAGCAAATCGCCCGACTACCGAGCAAGTGGCCCAAATGGTTGCCGCCGGTCAGCAAATGACACAAGGGCGTATTTCCTCCATGACGGGGGTGTCAAATCAGATAAACAATTGGGTACAGACCGGCATGGTGGCTAATCAGGACGATGCCAATAAAGTCATTGCTGCCGTTCAACATCAATTGAAGTCCAATCCGCAACTGGCTAATCGCCCGGCGGATATGGATCATCTGGTTCATTCGTTGCGTAGTAGGATGCAGGACAAGGGCCTTATTTCTAGGCCTTTGGCCGAAGCGCCGGCCAATCCACTGCAACCTTCTGGCGGCGGGAACGGTCATGTCGAGGAAAATGGATCAACGGTTAGTGTTCAGGATTTGCAAACATCGGGTCTTAGTCGAATAAAGAACATGGATCCGAAGCGATTGGAAGCACTTATGAAGCAACAGGAAGCGAGGTTGAAGCCCGTATGAGCGATAAAGATCAGCAGACTATACTCGTCGAAGAAGCAACTACTTTTGTAGTTGACTTGGTTGAAAAGAAAACGGAATGCCCCTATTGCGGTTGGAACAATGATCTTGAATCCAACAAAGAAAAGGCATTGACGGCTCATCTTAAAAAAGGACATCCCTCTAAATGCCTGTTGGCTTATGAGCAGCAACTTTTGCATCCTCAAATGGTCGCATCGGCGGATACGCCTTTGCTGGAGCATTTGGGCCTGGAAGTAACCGATGACACCCAGCAGTATTCGTTGCTTCATATTGATCCACAACTCAAGCGTGAAGTTGAATCAGACGGTTCTAAGTTGCGGTGGGCTTCTCCTGATAAAGCCTTACATTGGCGAAATCAGGGGGCCGAACCCGTGGCCTATGCAGGGCCTGAGCATACCCGAAATCAGCAGTCTACCGAGGACGGGACCACTCGGTCCAATGAACTGATTCTGATGCGAGTACCTGCCGCAACAGTAAACAACAGAGAGAAGCAAAAACGAAGGAAGTCAGATAACAATTTGGTGGGCAGGGCCGAAGATTTGAACAGGTCGGCCGATGACACCTCACACGAAGCGTTTAAGGCTATGCTGGAACGCGGCGTGGATCGATCCGTAGCACAGCAAGTAGCCGATTCTCTGTCGCGAGGCAAGGAATCGGGCCATTTGCGCGACGCAGGTGAAGAACAAGGATATATCCGCGTTGAAACTCAGCAAGGCATTAAGACGCTCAGACCAGGATAATTATTATGCCTAATACAGACGCACCGCATGGCTTTGACGCCCATGCGCCTATTTATGAGCTATTTGAATACACTCAAGATGTCGGTGACGGCACTGCTATTTTTATAGGTGATGTCGTAGATATGGAAGATGATGGTTCTATTTCGCCTGCTGCTGCTGGCAGTCTTAATATTGTAGGTGTGTCCAATTCGCATTCAGCGGCCAGCACTCGAGCCACTGTGCGAGTCTTTGCCGGTGTTGGGCAAAAATACTCCGTACAGGGCGATAGTGGTACCGCAGGGGCGGCAACAACGGGGGATAATTACTACGGCAGTAAAAATGATCACATTGCGACTCATGCCGGTAATGCGAATACTAAAATATCGGGCATGGAGTTAGATGTAGCCGATCAAGCAACCGTTGGTGGGTTTTCAGTTTTGGGACTTTTCCCGCAAGTAGGTAACGCAAGCGGCGAAACGCATTCTGAATATTTTGTGGTCGGCAATGAGCATTTGAATAATAAGGTAGATGGGAGCGGTATATAATGGCCAATATAATGGAAACCACCGGATGGTCGAACCATACCACACTGCGTGGTATCGATCTCATTATTTTCGATTGGCTCGACCAGCGGCCTCGCGTGGGCCGTCAGCTTTTCAATGTGCGCGAATCGTCGCAGTATCAGGAAGACACACAGACCGTCGGCGGCGCAGGGCTTATGACGCAGATGGGAGAAGGCACTTCGCTTTCTTATGTGTCGCTCAGTGAGGGTTTTAAGCAGACTTTTACCCATCTGGATTACGGTAACGGTATGCGAATTACTCGCCGTCTACGTCGTGAAGACATGTATGGCACCACTGAGAATCAGGCGGCGGAGCTGGGCCGTATGGCCGCGGCGACGGAAGAAACCGTCCTTGCCGATCACTTTATCAACGGCTTTGACTCTTCCTATACCGGTGCCGATGGCGTGGAACTGTTCTCCTCGGCGCATGTGCGCGAAGATGGCTCGACCTACGCCAATGAACTGAGTTCGACCGCCGATCTTTCGGTGACGAGCTTGGAACAGGCGCTGATCGACTTCAGCGATATTCGTGACGGCGGCGGCAAGCGGGTCCAGGTGGAGCCGAAAATGCTGCTCGTACCCAAGGAGCTTCGTTTCGAGGCGCATCGATTGGTTAAATCGAGCAAGAACCCCGAAAACGATAGCAATGCATCCAATGCCCTCGAGGGTCTTTTGGATGTTACCGTATGGAACTACCTCACCGATACCGATGCCTGGTTCATCCTGGCCGACAAATCGGACCATCAGCTCCTCCTTTACACCCGTGAAGAGCCCTGGACCGATTACGAGCAGGACTTTGAAACCAAGGATCAGAAGGTCAGTCTGATGTATGCCCAGAGCAGTGGGTGGGCCGATCCTCGTGGTATCTTTGGCGTAGAAGGCGTATAAGAGTAAAATTCCGCCGCATAGAAGGCATATGCGGTCCAAGTCAGGGAGGGGGGAGTAGCGCAAGCCAAACCCCCACTTATAATAGAAAGGTTTAGTCGTGGCTAATTTATTGAATGTTCATGGACAGTGGGTTAATACCGAGAAGCCTGGTGGCCAGGTGTTTTTCGTGGGCGGCGGCACGGTCGCGGTCAATGGGAAAGCGGCTTCGGACACAAACAATGGGCTTACTCCCCAGCAACCTCTTTCAACAATAGACGGCTCCGCAGGGGCGTTCGCTAAGGTTAAGGCCGGTAGGGGCGATACAATTGTTCTCTTGCCGGGTAACATCACTATTAGCACGGCTGTTGCGTTTGATACCGACGATGTCACTCTTACCGGATTCCCGAACCAAGGGAATATCAATTCTTCCAGTATTACAGTAAATACGGCAATCGATGGCATCAATGTCACCGGGGCCAACGCCATTATAGAAAATCTGCATTTCGCCGCTGGGACTTCAGCCAACAACACCTGTCGTATCGATGCAGGTGCCGCAGGCCTGACGGTGCGCGATTGCACTTTTGAGTGCGGCGTTTACGATTTGGAAACTATAACGATACCAGCAGCGGGTTTGCATACGACCATTGAAAATTGTCGTTTTTATGTAACCGCTAACGGCCCCGATGCGGCTATAGAGATAGAAGCGGCAGCGGCCCATTTCATCACCATAAGAAATAATGTTTTCCATGGCCAGAATGGCACCAATGGATGGGATATAGCTGCAATTAATTCAGGCGTTGCTCATTTGGATTGCCTTATTGATGGCAACATTATCACTGATGTCAAAACCGATCCTGGTAAATGCATTCTTTTTTCAGCGGCAGCAACGGGCATGATTGTCCGAAACCTTATGGGTTCAGGCGTACTGGGAGATATGTTGGATCCAGGATCCTGCATGTGTGCTGAAAACTATGAAGCCGATGCGGTAGACCAAACGGCCCGACTAATTCCAGGCACCGTAGCATCCTAATAAAGGGGAGGGTTAAATGGCCGCGCCAACGCCAACTACATACAGTCGGCAAACGGGCAAATCCGGGTTCCTTGTTTGGAATGCCGTCTGGACCGACGGGAGTCAGCTTACTGATACCGTCGTTATCGATCTTTCGGCCCAAGCGGATAATTATACCAACTCTTTGACCATTGAGCGGATTCAATATCGGGTAACATCGGGTATTGAATTCAAGCTCGAGTTCGATGCAACGTCGGATCAGTTTCTCTACTCCTCAGTTTTAGGTAACGCCGATAGTGGCGATATCGATGCCACCTGGGGCGGTCGAGAAGGATGGGTCAAAACCGCCGCCGGCAGTACGGGTGATTTGATTTTATCTAGCACTTCAGCAGCAGATACCGATGAGATTACGTTGATCGTTTGGTATCGGGTTAGTTGAGGTGACTGATGGCTCGATCTATAGGCGAAACCGTTAATTCGGCGCTGAAGGTGATTGGTGAGCCCGAGGTAAGTTCCTTTACTTCGGGCAATATCCTCGAAGAAACACTCATTGAAGAAGCTAATATTGCGATTCGCGACATACTGGCGCGGCATCGCTTTGAATGGGGGTTAAAGCATACTACATTAACCACGACCGATGATGTTTCTACCGGATCCGTAAAGGTTACAAATGGA